CGCAATGGCTGGGAGCCGGGGTGCTCGGTGCAGACGAAGGTGCCCCGCGTCGACCAGCGCGACGAGTCCGACTTCAACTTCATCACTCGCCTGGCCAAGCAGTACGACTGCACGGCGAAGGTGGCCAGCGGCAAGTTGCTGGTGCTACCGCGCCAAGGCGGCCAGAGCGCGAGCGGTAAGGCGCTGGCCATCGTCACCATCAGCCGTTCGGATGTGAGCCGCTACTCGTTCCGCCTGGGCGACCGGAACACGCAGAAGGCTGTGAAGACGCAGCACCAGGACAAGAAGACTGGCAAGTTGGTGGTGGTCCAGCTGGACAACGACGACGCCCCGGATGGACTGCCCAGTGTGCACACCGACCGGCATATTTACCCCGACAAGACTGCTGCCCAGCAGGCCGCGAAGGCCCGCCTCGCCGCATTCAACAGGAGCACTGCCGGCGTGCGCCTGGAGATGGTCGGTCGAACGGACCTGTTCGCTGAGCGAACCATCAGTGCCCAAGGCTTTAAGAATGGTCTCGACGGGGAGTACCTGGTGGACAGCGTGGAGCAGGTCTTCAGCGCGGCCGGTTGGTCGACCACCGTGGAATGCAACGGCGGCAAGAAGGGCAAGGCGAAGGCCAAAGGCAAAAAAGGCAAGGCGGACAAGCCGCTGCGCACGGTGGAAGTTTCCCCGACCTAATCAACGATCACTGGAGAAAAGCATGCCTATCAACGAGAAACAGCTGCAGCAGATCCTCCCGAACGCCGGCCGCAAAGCCGGCGTTTTTGTTCCCGGTCTCAACGCCACCATGGGCAAGTACGCCATCATTTCGCGGCTGCGTATGGCAGCGTTTCTTGCCCAGGTGGGGCATGAGTCGGGCCAGCTGCAGTACGTGCGTGAGCTCGGTAATGACCAGTACCTTTCGAAATACGACACCGGCAGCCTGGCGAAGCGTCTGGGTAACACGTCTGAGGCTGATGGCGACGGCCAGTTCTACCGTGGCCGCGGACTGATTCAGGTCACAGGCCGATACAACTACGAGGCCTGCAGCGAGGCGCTGTTCGGTGACAGCCGCCTGCTCAACACCCCTGAGCTGCTGGAGCAACCGGTTTACGCCGCAATGTCGGCCGGGTGGTTCTGGCAGAAGGAGGGCCTGAACAGCCTGGCGGACAAGGGTGACATGCTGGCCATCACGAAGCGGATCAACGGCGGTACCAACGGCCTGGATGATCGCATGGCCATCTACAAGCGAGCCCTTGAGGTGCTGCAGTGAGCGCCTGGAGCGGTCGACTGATCGCCCTGGCGGCCCTGCTGCTCGTGGGTGCCCTCGGTGCCCGGGCAGCCTGGGAGTGGCAGGCCAATGTCTATGGGAAGCAGCTCGCCGAACAGGCCGACGACTACGGCAGACAGCTGGCTGAGAAGGACCGCCTGCACGGCCGTGAGCGTGAGGAAGCCGCTGCAGCTGCGCTCACCCAACTGGCTGAGCAGCAAAACGCACGTCGCGCCCTGGAGGCTCGCCTGCAGGATCAGACCAAAACCCACTGGAAGGAGATGGAAGATGCTCAACAAGCTCAAGCTCGCCTGCGTGACCGGCTTGCTACCTCTGATTTGCGGCTGTCAGTCCTTGTCGACGCCGGAGCCTTTGCCGCCTCACGTTGTGACGGTGGGGTGCGAGAAGCCACCGGCACCGCAGGCCTGGTACATGGCGCCGTACGCGCCCAACTTGACCCAGCGCATGCTCAACGAATTGTCGCCATCACCGACGAAGGTGATCGAGGACTGATCGCGTTGCAGGCCTGCCAGGCCTACGTGCGCGAAATCTCCAGATGAAAAGAGGCGAGCCGGGTGGATGCGTCAACATCCAACCCGGCCCGCCGAACCCGCAGACCATTCCTGCAAGTCCAGCCGTAGCCTCTGCCTTGTGCACAAAGCGCGGCGAGCCTAACACCTGTTTATCCATACAGTAAAGACTTGCATACCTATGACCTCTCCAATCATCCCCTGGATGGGTGGCAAACGCCGCCTGGCCGACCGCTTGATCCCCCTCTTTCCCCCTCATGAATGCTATGTCGAAGTCTTCGCAGGCGGTGCCGCGTTGTACTTCATGCGTCCCCAGCCCGCCCCGGTGGAGGTGCTGAACGATCTCAACGGTGACCTGGTCACCCTCTACCGCGTTGTCCAGAACCACCTCGAGGAGTTTGTGCGCCAGTTCAAGTGGGCGCTCAGCTCTCGGCAGATCTTCGAGTGGCAAAAGATGACGCGTCCTGAAACCCTGACCGACATCCAGCGTGCTGCACGGTTCTTCTACCTGCAGCAGCACGCCTTCGGCGGCAAGGTCACCGGGCAGACGTTCGGTACCGCCACAACGGGGCCGGCCATTAACCTGCTGCGCATCGAGGAGAATTTGTCCGCCGCTTGGCAGCGCCTCGCCGGCACTTACGTCGAGAACCTGCCATGGCTCACCTGCGGTGAACGCTATGATCGAGCGCACACGTTTTTCTACATGGACCCGCCTTACTGGCAGACCGCCGGCTATGGCGTCGACTTCCCCTTTGAGGAGTACGAGCGCATGGCCGACTTCATGCGCCGTTGCAAGGGTAAGGTGATGGTCAGCATCAACGACCACCCGGACATCCGGCGCGCGTTCGACGGCTTCCACTTCGAGTGTCTGGATATCCGGTACAGCAACACAAACCGACGGCAGGGCAAGACGGAGATGACCGTCGAGTTGGTGATCATGAACTGGGAACCCGAATCGCTAGGGGGATTGTTTTGAACAAGGTGCCTCGATTCGAGCGCTAACCGGTCATCGGTGAAACACACGCGTTCGTGCAGTTCGTATAATCTATCGCCGCGTTTCCCACCGGTGGGGTGGGAAACGATTTGGCCAGGGTTGAACGATGGGCGGAACTAGCTCCTATGCAATGTTGGAGTGGCATGATCGCTATTTGAAAGGTAGTGCTCCCAGTGAAGAGAGCTACCACAAAGCGTGGCAGGAAGCTGAAGAGTTGCACCGATCTGGCCGAATCAGCGTTAAGCAATGGATCCAATGGACCAGATTGTTGAACGAGGCCTTGCTATCCGAAGATCAAATTTCCTGAATTCGGTGCCGCATCCCTATGATTGATTCGGAAATAACCCATAACAGAGATTTAAACGTGCTCTCATAAAGAGTACGCTCACAGCTATACTAGCCGCCTGTCCCAGCCTATCTGCCCGTTCTAGGGCTCCGGTGTGCTTCGAGACTGTTATTAGGAATTTGGCTACGCGCAGGAGACGCTTCATAGCGCTCGGCTACCTTCCTAGCTTTTGCGACCCCCGCCAAAAGCGCTCGAGTCATCGTCTCACCTGGACGTTTCACAAAGGCTTCTTCCAGTAATCGTTGACCACAGGGGGCGTAGACGCCGATGAAGAGTTGAGTCGCTCCAGTGCGCGAGAGTCGGACCTGGACGTCGATTGCGACTCTGTTTTCAAGTACTTCGTCATAAAACCTGTGGTGGAGCGTTGGATCAGCCCATTCCCAGTAGACATCACCTCGTTGCCACATGACCAGCCTCCTCGGGTCGTTGCCTTTCGTCACCGTTGCGGAACGAAACTCAATTATTAGTGTAGGCGTAGAATTTTTTTCAGGATCAGTAAAACGAAGCGGCTCGTCGCAAATCCAACAGAGATGTTGTGCTTTCCATAATCGGAGGAAGTCGCGCCATGTCGGACGGAATTTACGTAATCGAATACAGGCTGCATGGGGCTGCCCGCTCATTTGTGATCCGGCACCCGAAAATGACCAACGAAGAAGCATGGCACTGGGCGAGCTGTGATGCAGGGGTGGGTGTGATTCCCCGGTTCATCGGCGAAAGGAATTTCAGGAAGGTGAGCCGCCCCGTTGCGGAGCGGTATGGCATTGAACAGGTATCTTGGAGGCCTTCGGCCTAGCCGCGGCAAAGCGAACCCGCTTCGTTACCGGGAAGAATCCCAGCCGTGAGCACATACCATGCACAGCTCTCAGCCGCCCTTGTCGAATTTCCGCTTGTTGTACTGGTACGCCTGGTGGACGCTAATGAGCAGCGCCCTGATGCGCAGGGATTGGCCCAAGGTAGCCTGTTTAAGTCGCGACGCAGTGACCGGATTGACGGCAAGATATTCTATGCGCTGCACAGCTGCTGCCGGCGAATGCTGACGGCATCCGCCGGTGCGAAGGAAAATAGCTCAAAGCCGACCACTCTGATAGCAAGGAAAACCCTGTGCCCGTCAACCCTCGAACCGCCATCGCCCGCGTAATGGTTAATATCGAAGAGCTGCGCACCGCCATAAGCTTAAGCAGTTGCGAATGGCTGCATGCCGAGCTGACTGGCTACTGTCGGGCTCTGCATGAATGTGAAATTATCAGTCACGAGGAATGGGCGCGGTTGCAGATCGAGATCAGTAACGCGCTGAACGAGCGTAAACAGGCCGGCGAAGTGATTTTGCCCTGGGGGCCCGAAGATTGCCGATGGTGAATTGTTGGTAAACCAAGCCCTGCTTCTAAAGAGACGGGGACTTTCATTATGAGCACGGCCCAAAGCGCTAAAATGTGGGACAAACAGCCAAAGAGTCGGCTGATATTACCAATCGCTCACGAGGCGTGGCAGAGACCAGCAGATTCAAATGTGAGCGGCTACAGACTTTAGTTTAGCCCCCTCCCGTGCTAGACACTGCACAAATAGCCGGTAGGTACAGTTTAATACACGTTCCACTGCCAAGGCTGCTATGTACTCGAATAGCTCCCCCGCTCTGCTTGGCGAATCCGTAAGCCTGGCTAAGGCCAAGACCAGTACCTTTGCCGAAGGGCTTGGTGGTAAAAAAAGGCTCGAAGATTCTAGGTAAGTGCTCTGGGTCAATGCCCATACCCGTATCTTCCACTTCGAAACATACGAATTTTCCGCGCAAATTCTCCAAGCCATCATCAGGGTCAACTGCTTTCACTGTTATGCATATCCGGCCACGGTCTACGATAGCGTCACGTGCATTAATGACTAGATTAAGGAGCACCATTTGCAGCTGGGAGGCATCCACTTCGATCCTAGGCAGATCCCGCTCGCACCGCTCTTCAAGGACGATATAAGAGGGTATGGCATGCCGTAGTAAACCGAGCGAGGACGTTAGAAGCTGAGCTGGATCTTGGGGTAAAGCATTCAACTGCCGATTGCGGGCGAAGCTGAGGAGTCGTTGTGTCAGTTCCGTGCCTCGCTCTGCCGCATCGAGAATCAGCCCGAGCATTCGCTTTATTCGTGCCGGGTCTTGGCTGGTCATTGCTAGACCCGCCGAGTTTATGATGATGGAGAGTATGTTGTTGAAGTCATGGGCCAGTCCCCCTGTGAGCTGGCCAAGAGACTCCAGCTTTTGAGCATGAAAAAGCTGCGCTCGGACCGCATCGAGCTGCAGCGCAGCCTCTCGACGATCGGTAATGTCCCGCGTCACCTTAGCCAGGCCAACGATTTGGCCATCATCGTCGCGTATAGCATCCAAGGCTGCCAACGCCCAAAATTGCGTACCATCCTTCCGTAACCGCCATCCCTCATCCTGCGCCACGCCATGCTCCAAGGCACTGTTCACCAACTGCTCAGGCAGGCCCTGGGCTCGGTCCTGCGGCGTAAAGAAAATTGAGAAATGCTTACCAATGACTTCAGTTGAACGATAACCTTTGATCCTCTCTGCCCCGGCGTTCCAAGACACAATATGACCGGTGGGATCGAGCATGTAGATGGCGTAATCCACAACCGATTGCACAAGCTGTTCATAGCGGCTAGCTGGCATGGATGTTTTTTGAGTTTCAACTTTAGACTTCATATAACCTCATGTGAGATCCTGTAGGGCCCTTTTACAGGTAGCCAGCTCACGATGCTGACATTAGAGTGGATAACTGACAAGCTGCTCTCTTGCATTGTTCAAGCCATCTTTAATCTTGTACAAAAAAATTTTTGTGTATAAGTTCATGTCACCTATTTTTAGCAGTGTTTTTAGGCTGGGAGCGAACTGCTCCCAGCTCAAGGTCCTTCCGACCAAAGGTAGTGAGGAACTGAAAATCGTTCTCGGATGGCTTGATCTGAAATGGACGACGGAGTTCATATGAGGAAGAACTACAATTGCGTACCACCATCGCCAAAGCCAAGTTTGCGCGAGGCATTAGAGGCCATCAGAGCTCATAGCGATGCAAGGTCAGGAATGGCTCCTAGTGAAGAAATAAAGCGATTACAGCGTCTTGCTGATCAACTCTATTACATCATTGTAGAAAATTATGCTTCAATCGCTAAGATTAGGGCAGACCTGCATGAGGATCCTGACGATTTAATAGTGAAAACCGAAAGATGAGTTTGGATTATTGATTAATACTTCGACGAGTATAAAAATCATCATCCGCCGCCAGTTGCAGCCATGTTTCATAAGTGGAGCCCATCCGCTCTACAGACCTAACCCCACCGTTGGGGCAAAAATGGAGGATGGTACAAAATTGGTACAAGAAATTTTTTAGGCGCTATAAGCTCAGTAAACTCGGGGCCTACGGAATTAGTATGCCCAATCCATCATGGGAGCAACGCTGAAGCGTCGCGACGGTTCAGGCCTTGTGGTGCTTGGGTTCGTGATCTGTTCTAGGGACATTGGTTTCTAGGGCAACGATCGAAACAAGGAAAAAGGCCGATGGCGTGGTCAGTGACCTCGCCGGATCGGCCTTCAGGAAAAGTTGCCCTAGTTTACCAAGAGTGGCTGGCGCGTGCCTGTCGACAGCCAGGATGGCGACGCAATGTCGTTTTTACCTCAGCCCCGCAGCCAACCCGCCCTGATCGGCACCGCCATCAGGTTGCGATAGCAACGTTCCGCCAATTCGGTGACAGGCCGGCCAATACGCTGCCAGACAGGCGAGAACCCTGTGTAAACCAATAGCGAGACCATCATCGCGCCTAGCATGTCGAGCGGGAAGTGCACGCCCAGGAACACCCGCGCCCAGGCGACGCTGAGCCCGGTCAGCAGGATGATCACGCCCCAACCCGACAAGCCGTCGAGCAGCAGGGTCAAGCCGATGCAGCCGAACACGGTCATGTGGTCGCTCGGGAACGACGAATCAGGTGCATGCAGCATCCACGTGTGTCCCAACCCGATCATGAATGGCCGTGGATGCGGC